TTGGCGGGCGCCGGAGCGGGCTCTTCCTTCCTTGCCGGAACGTAGGGATCGTCTTTGGCGGGCGAGGTACCTCCTCCTTCGATGGTGTACTTGTAGCCGCGTACCTGCGTGTAGTAGCGGTCGTTGTACTCACGGGATTCGAGCGTAAAGTCTACGGCGACGATCATGCCTTCGCACAACTTCACCTCTACGACATCCGCCTTGTCGCCCCAGAACTCGATGTAGACATCCTTGGGGTATTCTCCTTCCGTCTGGAGTACGATTCCGATTTTCTTCCATGTCCCGCGTGCCGACTCTCCGGTAACGGGTTCGCACATCTTCGTGATGACTCCTTTGATTTGCATACTATTCTTCTGGTTTTGTTATGAATTGGGTTTTGTGGTCGTATTTTTCAGGCGCATCCATCTTCCAGCGACATCGGTTGCAGTCGTCTTGGAAATCCTCCTCGAATATCGCCTTGTATCGGCATGTCTGGCACTGCTCAGCCAGATAGCGTTGCGGGAGAAGAGATGCAGTGCGCATGGACTCCTGCTTGCCGATCAGGTCTTGGAACTTTTCGAGGAAACGGTTGCCGTCGGTCTCTTTCAGCGCCAGCCTTGCGATCTTTTTCTTGGCGGCAAGGATGAACTTCTCGGAGTAGGTTCCGTCTTCGTTTATCACCGACACTCCAACGTCGTCATCTTCGCTCTTTCCGGTGTTTATGAAAGCGTTGATGTCTCGGTACCTCTCGGTAAGATAAACCTCCGCATCGGCCGATTCCAAGAGCGACTTAGCGGCGGTCCTGACCGTTGCGTATGACTTGTCACGCATGTCGAACACCATCTTATAGATGTCGGTGAACGTCATATTTGTGAACAAGTACAACTCAAGCGCCCGTAGCTCGGGTTCCGCGAGGCTTGACTCCGGCCGCTTCTTCGGCTTAGGGAGCATGTCGTATATACGAGGTGTTGCCATTATCCTTCTTCTTCAATGGGCGTATCGAGAGTAAAATTCGCTTGGCCGCAGGGACAAAGAGGCATGCCTACCTGAGCCCACTTCTTCGTCAGCCGGATCGTGTACCCGCACTCAGGACATACTGCTTTCAACATGCGGGTTCCGTCCTTTTTAGACGGAGTAAACAGCTTCATGCCAGACAGCGCCGTATGCGGAAAGGGCCCGAGCTTCTCGTCAACGAGGAACGTGAACTCTTCGACCAGAGCGTCACTGGCAGTGGTAGATTGCATCTTGCCTTCCAGTCCTACTGCTAAAGCCACTCGCTTAAAGTCTTTGCCGTGGCCGTGAATACCTACGGCATGCACGAGCTCATGTACGAGTACTGAAAGGATGCCGTCGGCTCCGTTTACGTTGGTGATGGTGGGGTTGATGAAGATTTGAACTGGCTTTTCCGAGTCGGATTCCGTCCAGCACAGACCCAGAACTCGGCGCTTCGCCATGCCTCCCTTGTCCGGGAAACCGATGGAGACTTTGAGCTTCTCCGGTATGGTGCGGCCGCTGGTCTTGCATGCCTGCTGAAACGTCGGTCGAAAGTGATCGACAGCCGCTTCGAGCCACTCTTCTCGGGTGGCGAATTTAAACTCTTCTGCCATAGTTGTAAGTTGTTTGGGGTGTAGCTTGGAGTCGAACCAAGCTCCGGATTTATAGTCCGGCCGAGGGAAACGGGGAACCCTTACACCCTTCGTATTAATTGCCGAGTGAATCGGCGGGAAATTCCCCGATAGGCTCGGGCTTGGCCTTGTATATAGGATTGGCGGAGTTTGTGAATCTTTTGTCAACGTAAATAGCGATTCCCGTGTTAGCCTCCCGGACGTAACCTTTGACGAGGATGTCGTAAGCAGTTCCCTGCTGGACCTTGATGCCGAAGGTTTGAAGAAGCTGGTGTTCGAGACTGGCTTCGATAAGCGCCTGATCGACCGGAGAGACGTTGCGCGAGGCGACAATCTTGATCGAGTCGGTGTTACAGACGAAAGCCTTGAACTCGGCGGAGATCGGAGTAGACTGGTTTGCGACCAGTCCTTCGACGTCGAGTTGATACTTGATGTCCGGCTTCTTGTCGTTGCAGGACACGCCTGCAACGAGGACGGCGCACAACAGCGCCATCAGTGCGAAAATTTTCTTCATGTCAAAAAACGTTTTGTGGTGGTGATAAGTAGAGGAGAAGAGAGGTTTCGAACCTCTTCCGGGGGTACCAGAGCCAAATCGACTCACCCGTGCGCCGCATGCTACTTCTCCAACACCCTCTTTAGAGGGAAACCTAAAAAGTTAAGAACCTTTAACAATGAATAATACCCGTCTCACGACGTACTTGTTGCGGGGGCTGGACTCGCACCAGCGATCTCTTGGTTATGGGCCAAGCGAGATACTCCTTCTCCACCCCGCATGTGACCCCGTATCGTGGGGTCAGGCGGCCAACGTACCGATGACGCGTAATCGTTTCAAACAAAAATCCTTCTAATTGCCACACATGGATTTGCGGCGGCTCCGGGGCATCGACCCGGAAGACTCCTTGTGGCATGCTTAGTTAAACGAAACACCAGAAGCGGTTCAAGAATGAGGAAGGAGCGCATGCCGAGTGCCACCATATCAAAGAACGTTTATACGTTATTACAAGTGCAAAGTTAAACATTTGTTTTTAAATAAACAAACTTTTATCCCACAAAATTTGCTGTGTTTTTGCTTTCTTGCAGTACTCCAGAACTTTAACCGGGTCGATTCCTCCCACTCCTCCGTCTATGATGTTGAGAAAATCGTCTAAATCATCGCAAAAGTAGCCCCATTGGGGAACCCTGATAAGCCATTCGGCCTGCTCGATCAGGTGCGCTACTTTGTGCCGGGTACCGGGGCATTTCACCTCTATACCGATCAGACGGCCTTCTTCGCAGTAAATCAGGTCCGATACACCTCTGACAAGCCCCATAGAGAGCTTCATGGAGCCCTCTACCCCACTACTCACCTCTTGGAATGTAGCGAATAGGTGGCCGCGGCGGTGGGGCCAAATTTCGGCGAATTTCATCACCATTCGAGCTTGGAGTTTAGACTCCTCGTGTGCGATACCGCGCTCCTTCGGCCGCGGCTGTACGATAATCTGCGTCTTTGCCATTATAATCCGAGTTCGTTTTGTTCTGATACCAGTTTTCTTTTTCTTGCCTTGTTTTTCAAGATATTCTTGGAGAAGTAGTCCCAGTAATATGGACTCACCTTCTTTCCCTCCTTCGTTCTTAGGACCTTTATGACCCGCATGAACGTGGCTTTCTCGTGCGGCGCGTTCTTAATACATACGGTGGCTAAAACTCGTGGGATGGACCACCCGTCTTCGAGTACCTTCTTGGCGCACCACACTTCGAGGCTCTCCTGATCCTCGGCCGTGTCTATGAGTTCTGTCAGTTCGATCTCGTATATCTTATCGAGCTTCGGGAAGACGTAGCCACAGTAGGGGCATTTTTGGGCCGTTTGGGGTACCAGTCGGCCGCATCCGAGCTTCTTGCCATCTTTCCCGAGCGGGCATAGCTTAGTAGGCATAACGCCTCCCTTCGTTTTGTCGTGCCAGAGTCCCATAGGGGGGTCCTCACGCTCGTACTTGCCGTGCGTCTTCACGTTGTCGCCGAAGTCGAGTACATTGAAGTACGACTTGCCCGGATATGGCCGGGAGCCGCGGCCTACCATCTGCGAGTAGTGCGTGTAAGACTTCGTTGCGAGGTCCAGCACCACGGTCTGTATCGAAGGCTCGTCATACCCGGTGTCGAGTATGCCGACGTTGACTAAGACGGAGAAAAGGCCGTTGTGGAAGTCGCGCAGAATGTCCTCTCGCTTCCCGGAAAACTGCGCGTCAGTCTCCGGCTTTCGGCTCGATAGGAGGTACTTGGCCTTGATTCCATGCTCGCAGAAGGCTCGCGTGAGGTCTACACAGTGATCTGAGCCAGTGGTGAAGACGATGGTTTTGGTTCCAAATGCGATTTTCTTCCAGTTGGTGATGACACCCGCGTATCGCTCCTTGCGCGTGAACCGCATCTGGAGTGCGCGAGGGTCGTAGTCTCCGTTGGCCGCTACGACCGGAAGGTCTTCGAGCACCGGAGCCTGATATACGAAGTTGCGAGAACCGACCAAGAAATTCATCTCGATCAACTCCGGCGTAGAGATACCTTTGACGATGCAATCGTAGTATTCTCCGAGTTGCTTCACCTTATTCCCGTTCCGGCAGATACTTGCTGAAAGGCCAAGCACATGGGCATCTTCGTTGATGTAATCCATCACCTTATCATGCTCTCCTCGGTGCGCTTCATCCACGATAATCATGTTGAAGTGTTGGAGCCACTCCATCCACTCTTTATGGTTTTTAATGCGCACGGAGATCGTCTGAGACATTCCTATGGCTACCTGCGCCTCGGGTATGTTGCGTGTCTCGGCGTTGACTATGGCCGACGTGAGCCCCAAGCGTTGCATCTTGTCGAAGTTCTGCTTGAGGATTTCGTCGCGGTGGCTCAAAATCAGAACGTCGTTGCCCTTTGCCGCCGCGCCGACGGCGATCATGGATATAATGACACTTTTTCCCGATCCCTGCGGCATGTAGCCGCATATTTTGCTGAATGCGGGAGTATCGTTCTCCCGCATCGCATCTTTCACGCCATCGACGAAATCTATTTGGTAGTTTCGGGGAGTGAGCGTAGCCATATATGTAGAAATCTCATGCTGTCGATCCGGCCACCTAGGTTCTTGTACCAGCGTTTTAGGTACACGAGAATGTCTACGGGGCCTTTCTTTCTGTAAATGCGTTGCACTTCGACGTTGAACTCAGGTGACAGAACGTGCATCTCCTGCACTCTGACCACGGACATGATGACATTATCGGTAAATTGTAACTCCTTGTCTTTCCCGGAAGCTAAGAACACGATATTGTCATCTATGGCCGAAACCGGGACCAGAATCTCGTCCTGAGATCGGTGCATTACTTTGAATCTGTATGCCATGTTATTTGGGTTCTACTACAAGAAACAGTACCTTGTCATTTTTGAGCGGCCACTTGAGCTCCATCCGTCTCCGAATGTCCGCGATAGAGTAGCCGTACAGCATCCAAGATATTGCATCTGTAACGGGGTTATTGGTTGTGAGTACTGCCTTGCTGATGATTGTGGCGACATTGCCTTCTTTGTCGGCTACCTCGGTCTCCGACTCTTCGAGCAATTTCTGGTTTTTCCATTCCCCGAGGGGAAGTAGCATCGCCAGCTTCCGCTTCGGCGAGGCCGCCAGCATGTGGTCTACTGTTACCATAATCTTCCTTTTTTCCGGAGGACCTTCATCTTCTCTGCGGTGACTGCCTCTCCGATCATTCGACTCAAGTAGTCGAAGCGGGCGGTGTTGCCCCACTCCTTGCGATACAATCCCATCGTGTTGATGTGTTGCTTCATCTTGTCGATGTAGTTTTCGTGAAAATCCTTCTTATTGTCGAGCCAGTGGGGGTGGTTCTTACCACGCCCTACCTCTGCGAAAAACTTGTGCGCCGCGCGTGAATCCCGGCGTTCTAAGCCGTGTTTTATCCCCTTGCGGTAGTAGTACTCCATAATGCACAACATCGCGCGAATTATGCCCTTTTCTGACGTCGGTGATGACCGGAAGTATAGGGCCAGATTCTCGCAGTAGACGATGTGCATGGTAGAAATCTGTGCATCTACATGAATACGCCAGTCACGGCCTATCTTAACCTGCAAAGTGGGCTTTCCGAAGCGACGGATGGTCATGTACCCGTCATCGTCGGCGGCGTATTTCTGCGCCTCAACGCTGTCAGGCTCCATAGTCGCTTCGTAAACACCCTTTCGGTAATGGTATTCGCACATCGACGCTAATTCCTTAACGGTCTGATACGAAAACTGCATACCCTACTTTTTGAAGAACGCCTCGCCGTTTTCCATCAGCACTTCGCCGTCTTTGACCTGCGAGCGGTCAATATCGTCGGTGCGGCAAGTAATAAGTTGGACATCGAGGTCCGTGCAGAGCTTCGAGAGTACGGCCAATCCTTTCTGAGTGAAGGCCACGTCGTCCACGATAGCCAACCGGAGGGCCTTCGGCTTGAGATTCAAGCGAGCGGCCTGCAACATGACACCGATAGCGCTACGCTGGAATGACGAATACTGGAAGATGTAACGCGATTCGCCGTTCGGGTTGAGGAAGAAATCCTTGTCGTAGCGGCCGTCGTACATGATCCACACCTCGATCTTGTCGGTATCAGTTGCGTTGGGAACGATCTTGAGGCCTTCGACACCCGTGTCGATGCGCTCGTACATCTTGCGAAGGGTGTTGAGTTCCTTATCGTACTTGCCCTTTGCCTCGATCCATGCGCACCACTTGGCATAGCGGTCGAAAAGTTCGTTCTCGCGCTCGGCCTTCTCTTTGGAGGCTTTGAGGTCGGCGATCTTAGCGTCTACGGCCTTGGTGTCGGGCACGGCCTTCTCGGGGAATTTGAGCAGAGCCTCCTCTGCCTTGGTAGCATCGAGCTCGGCTTTGGTGTTGATGACATCGCCCTCAAACTTGGGAGCCGGGGCCGCCAGTTCAGGCTTAGCGAGCGTGAATTTCGACGTGATGACTTTGTATCGGGCCTCGATCATCTCTTTGACCTTGGCGAGCTCTTCGGTGTTGTAGAAGAACGTCTCGGCATTAGCCTTGATATTCTCGTAGTAGGCGGCCCATTTGGTCTTGCGCTCCTCCTGCTCGTTGTATTTCTTCTCTGCTTCGGCGTACTCGTCCTTGAGTCGCCGTTTCTCGTCCTTCTCAGCGGTGACAGCGGAGTCGTATGCCTTTTCTGCGGCCCGGAGGCGGGTCTGATACTCCTCACGAATTTTGTTGCATTTGAGTTCGTATGCCGCATCCGCCGGACGAAGAATGCGGTCGCGCTCGATCTCAGCTTCGCGGATGTCTGCCTCGATCTTGTCTACGTCTACTCGGGATAGCTCTTGCAGATGCGCCTCCGAAAGTCCTTCGCGCTCGAAGTTTTCCATAAAGGCTCCAGCCTTGGAGCACATCACGCGGGCCGCGTCGCGCTCCTGCTTGCAGTCCATGATCCGGGCCACCACCTCGTCGGCGCCGAGCCCGTCCAGTTCTTCTTTGAAGAGGCTCTCGATCAGCTTCCGGTGAACCGTCTGGTTCTCCGTGAACAGCGCGGGCATGGAGAAGGTGAGGTCCGTGGTCAGGAGTTTGACGTACTTGGCGGCCGTGGCCGACTCTCCGTCGATGATGGGGGTGTACATCTCTCCTTCATCGTTCTTTGCGTAGAGGAAGGTCTCCACTACGCTGTCGCCCTGCCGCTCTCCCTTCGTCAGTTCCCGCTTCCGGACGCCGACAAAAATCTTGATCTCGCCGTCGGTAAGCTGGGCTTCGGTAAGGAATCCCGGCGCGAGGGCATCCTTCTTGGCTACGGCATTCATGCCGCCGATGGCCGTCTTGAGCGATTCAACCAGCGTAGTCTTGCCGTTTCCGGACTCTCCTACGATCTGAATGAGCTGCTTGCTCATAATATCGGGCGTGAGCTCGACCGCCTTGATGACGTTATTGTCAAGCACCTTGAGCCCGATCAGTTTTACTTGCTTCTGTTCCATGTTGTTTTGATTTATTAAAAATTTTTACTTTCTGCAACCTATTGTTCCCTCGTTGCAACATCCGCCGTAGCAATCGTCCGCCATTTTCGGACACTTGTAGCAGGGACCGTTGACGAACTTGATCTGGTTTCTGAACATCTGGTAAAATCGCACTAAGTATGCCTTGGTGGGCTTTCCGTAGATGATCGTTTCAAGTTCTTCGGTGTTGTCGGCCAGCCGCTCTGCTTCTTTGTAGGCAACCTTGAGTCGCTTAAACAAAGAGTCTTTTTCGCTTCTTGTAGTATTCATTGATTTGGCTTGGATCGTTACCTTCGTTGAGGAAGTTGTTTGCGAATTTCAATCGAGTCGTAGCCCGGTCGATAGCCGCCCCCGCCTCGTTGCGTTTAAACGTAAATAACACACCTCGCGTGGGGTCCGTAACCGGGCGAAGGTCGGTGGGGTTGTCGTCGTCTACTCCGTCATACTTGAGGAGGTGGACTACCTCAAGCCACGGCCAGCCGACGAATTGTCCGATAATCTGCCACTTGTGCTCTTCCCACACTCGCATGCGCTTCTTGTCGTAGGGGAATGTGGGAGAGAAAATAAGGCTCTTCTCTTCGTTTCCGACAGCCGACTTTATTTCTATGACGGCTTGGATTTTATCTCCCACGAAAACGTCTGCGTCTGGAGAGAATCCATAGCCGAAGTCAGTCTTGTAGAACAACTTATCGTCGAAGTCTTGGTCGTAGTGCCGGACATTCGGGCAATAGTTCTCTCGAAGCCATTCCACCGCTCTCGGTTCGTTTTCACGGCCCATTTTGAAGTATCTATTCGCAGGAGCCGAGATAAACGTCCCAGTTCGTCTTTGATACTGAATCTCGTAGAGGTACTTGATGTTCGCTTCCGTCCATGTGTCAGTTTTCGACATGAGCCTCTCCAGTTCGGATGCCGAGAAAAATCCGGTCTTCTCCTGCATCCACTGGAGCTCCTTGTCGATCTCTTGTGGCTGTTCCTCGACATGGTTGATAAGCTCGTCTAAGTCAAGCTGGCCCATTTTTCGCGGATTTTTGCCTCCAGCGCCTTCCGGTATGGCTTGAACAACTCGAACTGCTTGATAAGCTCCCCCATCTCGGCCCGGCTCTTTGCCGCGTCGATGCCCTTCACGAACTGGTCGTACTGGGCGGTCAGATCGGCGCTTTTGTCCTTACGAACCCGAAGCGCGTCTTGTTCCTTCCCGAACCACTTTCCGTGAACGGTGCCGATTCGGATCATCTTTCCAACGGTGTCTTCGATGTACTTGCTCCCAGTGACACTCACAATCATATCAATGTTGGTTCGATTCGGTACGAAAGGTTTGGCCCATTCGAACTCAGCCTCCTCCTCGAAGACGATGCAAGGGAGCATCACCTTCTTGCCTTTATCCTGACTCCAACCCTCCTTCTGGGTCACACCCTTGATCGTGAGGACTACATCCTTCCCGCCGGGGAGGGACCAGTCGCCCATGAAATTCGGGTTGAGCAGGCGTTTCCAGTGAGTTTTTTCTTCTGCCATGTTACTCCGAGATTTTAACGAGAATCCACTGATTCTTGAGTTTGATTTTTGCGTACTTGCCATCGCTTACCCAAGCGTTGATAGTGGACCGAGAAATCTTGTGGTCCTCCTCCAACGTCTTGTAGGTAGTGATGATTCCTTCCTCGATTCCTTTCTGAATCTTCTGAGCGAGTTCTGTTCCAGTCATAGTTAATTCTGAATTTGCATCACATATATTCCGGCCGAGTCGAAGGTACGCTCGTTGTAGTTCACGTTGTAGCCGTTTGCGAACCCGTTGGCATCCGTCGTCTCCGTATAGCTCCCGATATAGCGAACCTTGGTGCGCTGTACCTTGATCTTTTCTCCGGTCCGTTCTCCTTGCTTTTTCACCCAGCTAAAACCCACATACTGTTTCAGAACGAGGAATTTCAAAGGGCGTGAACAGTGGGGGGGAGGTGTACTGAAAGCTACTCCCCGCCGGAACCTGCGACATGAGTTTTTGTTCCATTTTTCTTCTGCCTTTTAGTTGTTTTGGTATTCCTTGCCTTTTCCAGAGCGGCCTTCGCCTGCTCCAGCTCTTCGATGGCTTCCGCGGTCTGCTCCGTCTGCACCTTAACCTCTGCCAGTGCCACGGCATCCTTGAGCTCCTCGATCTCCTCCGACTCTTTCGGTTCAGCCTGAGCCGCGGCGTATTTGTCGAGGCTCTTCTGGCACACGTCGAGGATTGCGCTTACGGCCGACGGGTCTCGCATGATGGTCTGCGATGCGAGGAAGAGCGTTTTTGCGATAGTGGTCGCATTCTCTTTATCGCGTTCCACATCGCGCTTTTCGGCCCTGATAGCAGGATCGACCATCATGTGCGGTGCCAAGATGTATACGAACGTCAGATACTCGGGTGTGCCTTTTAGGAACACCTGCTTCCACGTCTTCGATCTGGTCTCCACGTCAACGCGCTCGTTGGTAATCCTTACCACGAATGCGTCGAGGTCGTACTGGAGCGAGTAAATTTTGTTTTTCTTTTTCTTGAACATAAGAGTAGTTTTGATTCGATGCAAAGTTAAACATTTATTATTTAATTTGCAAATAAAAATGTCGAGATTTTTCAAAAACCTCGACATTTCTATACATAGTGTTGATTTTACTCGACCCGGTTCGGCATTTTACCGTCCTTTTCCATTTGGTTCCGTTCGTCGTTGTCGGCTCCGCCATTTCCTTCGGCCGCGGCCTTGGCTTGCTGTTGCGCTTCCAGTTCCGCGGCGGCCTGCTCCTGAGCCTTGCGCTCCTTTTCGGCCTTTTCCAGTTCGATGCGCTTCAACTCGTCGAATGAGGCCAGCGGGCTTCCTTCGGCCGCGGTGCGAACGGAGAGGATTCCTCCAGCCACAGCCTGAACGCGGTTCTGGATGTCTTCGCTGTCGTTCTTGGGGATGAATGGCTCGATGGAGTACGACATTCGGAGATTGTGGTACTCCGTTTGTCTCTTCTCCTTGATGCCGACAAACTCCTTGAAGATGTACATGAGTGTGCGTAGGGCTGGATCGAACCGGGAATATGCGTCCATACACCATTGCGTCTCCGGAAAGTATAGGTTCCGGAGGTAAGCACCGCTGTAATCGCCTGACTTGATCTCGTTCGGCCGGATGAACACGGCTCCTACGCTGTCGCATAGGAACTTGAGCGAGTTGTCAAGCGAGAGCGTGAACGTGTTGGATGCGTCGGCGGGCTGGAGAATCTTCGCGTCGCCGTCTTTGTTTCGGGCCGCGATCACCTTGCCTTGGAAGTTCACGTTCGGCAGGCCGCCTACGATTCCGGAGACGAAAAGCATCTGGAAGTTGTAGTACTTGCCATTTTCCATCAGGTCCGATAGAAGTTTCTCGATGTCTTCGATGTTTCCCTGAACGTCGCCCCAGCACACATCGCTCTCGCGGTGGTAGATGACGGGGCAGATGGAAAGGCCGTGCCGAGCCGTGCTCACCAGTTTGTAGCCGTCCTCGGAGTATGTTTCGGTCAGGTTGCGAATGAACGTCTTGACCGCACTTTCGGTAGAGGCTATGGTGATGGATTCCCAGCGCTCGACGGTCCGGCTTCCGTATATTTCGACGACCGTGGTTCCGTTGTCGTCGAACATGCGTAAGACATTGCGTTTGCCGCCATCGCGCGGGTTCCGGAACTCGGTAATGAGGTCTCCAAACTCGTAGGAGAATACCCGGTAGCCCAGCATCTCCGTCTCCGGGTCCATGTAGACGCAGATCGCACCGTCTCCGGTGCCGAAGCATGAGTTGCCGAACTTAATGAGGGCGTTGTTCATGCCCGTCTGGTTCCAGTATGACTTGATCTGCGAAATCATGTCTGCGTCCTCCATGTCACCTTCGTTGCTGAACTCCATAGGGTTGCCGAAGGTATGGATGGTCTTGTGCCGAAGGATCGACTTCTGGAGTGACACCGATACGCGCTCAACGGGCTCGTAGCCATCGGGAACATTCTTGCGCAATGCCTCGTCGTATCGGTATTTGGGCCGATTCGAACGCATATACACATCATATACCATGTGGGCCGACGGTTGCTTCTCGTTGAGGAAGTCCGACTGCGTAAGCAACCGCCTTGGGTAGCGGTCGAATTGCATCGGCTGTGGCGGGTTCGACGCGAACGACTGATTCATCGTGCAGTTCGTCGCCGGGTTCGGAAGCCTGCGCTCCCACCTGCGCTTTTGCGCTAACTCTCCAATGTTGATCTTCATTATTAAAAAATTTTACCAACCCCCCATCGAATTGAAGGCTCGATAGTAGTCATCCATCGAGTATTCGGGCTCGGCCGCTTTTTTGAGCGTCGCCATGAGCTCAAATATCATTCGGTAAGCAATCGGGTCAAGGTCATCGGGTGAATAATTATGCCTGCGTTTAAACGCTAATTTCGATATAAAGAAGTATTTGCCGTTCTCTTTCTGATCGCGCTTGAGGCACTCGGTGGCTTCGAGCACGAGCAGATCAAGTATGGGCATTTTGTCGTTCTTGCGGCCGTATTGAACCAACGTGGAGCCCGGTATATCGAAGCGTAGTCGCCCCATTCGAAGGTAGGCGCTAAGTTTGCCGAGTAGCTGATCGCGGAGGCATACATACTGCTCCATCTCGATCACGTTTCCGGCCGAGTCGTATTCTTTTATAGGTGTGCGGTTCGAGACGATTGCCACGACACCGCGCATATAGTCCTCGAAGTAGTTACCAAGACCTCCGGCATCCACCGCAATGTGTTCGACCGGAATGTCGTACTCAGTCTTCAAGGCGCGGACCCATTCCACTTTCTCTCGCGCGTCATCCGTATAGGTAGTTTCAACGCGATTGCAGGTGAGTCCCGTCCAAATATAAGCCTTGGTCGGGTCGGTGCCGTCGCCGATGTCCACGGTCATGTATCGCTCCGTAGACGGCTCGAAGGGGTTCTGATTCGGGCCGGGGAACATGGCCTCGATGTGGCTTTGGTTTACCATTGCCTCTCCTTCGCCCATCTCGCCCCAGTAGCCGAATAGGAGCTTCATTCGCTCCGCCTCTCCGACGTTGAACAAGTTGGCTACATTTCCGCCCTGCGTCTGGAAGGTAAGGATTCGGTTATCCATAATGTTACCGGGGATAAACGTGAAGGTCTTGATGAAGCTGTCGGTGGTCAGACCTGCGGCACGCATCTCGGCCGTCAACATGGATTCGAGGTCTATGCGGCTCTTGACTTCATCCGGAGTCTCGCCCCAGATGATGTCCTCCGGCTTGTCGCCGTTGACTACCATGTACATGATCTTGCCGACGCGATCTGGGCGGACATAATTGTCGTCGCCGATATACCCGGCCGTCCGGAGCATCTTGGAACTCCAGTGCCAGCCGTTCGCGTTGAGGGTGCAGACCATCTTCGGTTTCATACCGGAAGCGTCACGGTTTCGAGAGAACCAGTATTTCCAGATTTTGAAGGTGAAGTTGGTCAACTCGTCGATGGCGATGTAGGATGCCTGCTTGTTCTTCATCTTCTCCTGCGCCTCCTTCTCCTGAGAGTCGGATTGCAGGTTGATGTGAGTGAGCATGATGGAGCTCTGGTACTCAGGCCATGCAAAGGAGTAGTCGGAGGCCGAGTATTCGCATCCTTTCATTTCGGAATATATTCGTTTCGCATCCGAAAGAATACCACCCGCAGTGCCTACTTCGACGAGCTCCTTTTTTATAATAAGGCCCGAATATCCGTATCTACCAATGCCTCTAAGTGCCTCTAACAGAATGCAATATGTATTATGAGTAACTACACACGCCTTCGAAGCGAGATATAGCGAGTTTGGGTTGCTAACTGCGATGCACCTACACTGCTCTCGGCCGACTTTTTCCACCTTCACGATCCTGCGCGTCTTGGAAAACCTGCGTGCCTTCACCTTCGATGCTTTACGATCCAGCCGGAACAACTTTGCGTTGTCGGCAGTCTGTATATATAATACATAGGCGTTCTTGCACTCGATGCGCACACCGTCCTTCTTATACGAGGTCGCTTTTTGGGTAATCGTACACATACCGCCAAGAGACCATATCACCTCCTGAATATCTTCGGCCAGTTGCTTGGAGGTGGTGGTCAAGCCAACGTTTGTCCTTCTACTGTCAGCATATCCATCCGAGTCCATGAGGCCCTGAATCAAGGCAAAGCGATCCTCTACCGATGCCATCTTGTACCGAGTGGGGATGAATTTCGTATGGGAATAGGAGCCATATAACCCGAGCTCTTTAATTCTCGCTAAAAGGTCATCATCATATATGGTGTAATGCCTTCCATCCTTGGAACCATACAAGCGCTTGCTGTTGTTTTTTAAAAACTCAACAATTTCCGTATCTGTCGTCGTAGCGGTTATTTGTTTTTGGCTCGTAGTCATACATCCATCGCCCAGTAAAAAACCGAGCATGTATGGATCAACAGGCAACTCCTCTATCTGATAGAACGCTACGGGTTCACATAGAGGCACGGCAATATGTTTGTTTGGCTTCTCGTCGAGGTGTTTTATAATGGCTGCTGTGTCCCATACTGCGCAGTCCTCGTCCCGGCTCAATCCATGCAACTTCGCCCTCTTGGATTGCTTCCTCATTTCGTAAACATTCCATAGGTGCTCGTAGGTACAGTCAACGAAAGCGCCGTCGATAAAGTGTACCCTATATACATCCTGCTCTCCGAGCTCGTAAATGTTGACTACTCGCTGTTGGCCGCCGAAGGTGTTGGAGATGATGTCTCCGGGCTTGAGGTCGCCCATTTTGCGGAATCCAAACGGTGTTGCGATCTGAAAGCTATACGCATGGCCTTTGCCCGCCGAGGCGGAGCCTCCGGTCCAAATGACATCCGCTTCGCAAGTTTGGATTGCTTCCTGAAACCCGGTCTGGCCGATGATGTCTTTATTGTCTCGCAGTTTGGCCCCGTTCACTTTCACCCATCCCTTTTTCTTAACCGTACTGAGTTCCCGCTCTACCTTCGGATAGAGCTGTACGGGTTGTGTATCGGGATTTACGCGAGTGAACATAGTAAAGTTTTATTCGCAAATTTACGATAAATTTTGTTCTTGGCAAAAAATGTTTTACATTTGTCGTTGAGTATGCAAGTATTTGAGAATCATGTGAATGGTACTCGTGCTTGCGGAAACATTCACTAATCATTGAAAAACAATGAAGTTTACAAAAGAGCAAGTACTTGGAAAAACCAAGGAACGACTGGGAAAAACCCAAAAGATTTCCGACCGCACCATTTTGGATGCCGCGACAAACGCGATGACCTTCCTGCCCGACGACTCTGATATGGAGATCGACGCCTTCATGGAGAAGTTTATGCCGACCATCACTTCGGTCAACACGAACTTCAACAACGATCAGGGAGCTTTCATTTCGAAATGGAAGGAGGAACATCCCGAACCGAAACCGAATCCGGCTCCGAAGCCTAACGACACCGAAGAGATGCCCGCTTGGTACAAGGCCGAGCTTGAGCGTCGCAAGGCATGGGAAGAGGAGCAGGAGGCCAGACTGAAAGGTTTGACCGGACAGCGCCACAAGGAGGAACTGATTCGGCAGGCGCGTGAGGCTTTTTTTAAGCCCGCCGACAAGAAGAAGACTCCTATCGACACCTATAAAGGTGTAGCCGAAATCGCGCTGGAGGATGCGTTCGAGACAATCAAAGAGGATGACACGGTAGAAGCCATTGTTTCGCGGGCTTACTCGCGTTACGAGCGGACGCTGACGGCTCAGGGCCTTCCGGCCACGGCTGGTTACGTTCCCGGCGATCCTACCCCGACTCCGGCTCCGAAAAACGGAGAGAAGGACCCGGCCGCCGAAGCGCTTTTGCGCAACCTTGGTATCAAAACCGAAGGCAAGGGTGACGGGGACGAGTAACGACACCATTAATTAACAACTGTTTAAAACCATGAGAGCAGGTTATAACTACAACAAAATGCGGGAATACTCCATGACTGTTGGTGGTCTGCGCAACGTCTATGGTGGCAAGGCTGAGGTAACTCTGCCTACTGGCTACAACATGGCGCTGGAAGACATGCCTCCCGTCGGGAACGTTCTCCCCGCTGGTACCCCGTTCGGTTGCGACGATTTCGCAAAGACGGCCCAGCCCCACTACGCATTTGCAGTAAACGAGGCTGTTGAGGCTTCGGCTACGCAGGTGCAGGTAAAAAAGGACTTCGAGGGCACCCGTGCCCGCGTCGGCATGGTGCTTATGCACCTTCCGAACGACGCAACGGACCTCGACTACACCGGAACGGGTGTAACCGTTACGGCTATCGACGACTCGAATGCCGACTACGATGTGCTGACCCTTTCGGCCGCCGTGGGCGCACTGGCCGTTGACGACATTCTCGTCGAGGCTTCGGCTGTTGGCGCAGGCGCAACGATCAAAGTCATCCCCACCGCTACTTCGTTCGCGGACATTCCGTGCTACGGAGACGAGCAGACTCAGCTTGTGGACCTCGTTCACATCTGCAACGTCATCTACGCGCGGCGCTGTGCGCCCGTGCATCCGATGATTCGGAACTACATGAACACGCACGGCTACTTCGTTCGTTTCTACGACGGTCTTTAATAAAAACGCATAACTATGGGACTTTACAGCAAAACTCTCTATTACAACGTCGCTCTTTTCTGGGAGGGCGTTGAGGCGTTTACGACCGTCATCAACGACGTAAACGCGAAGTACAACGATGCCTTCTGGCGTCGGTTTGCATTCTGGGGCCGCCGCATGCGGACTCCGGAGTGGAAGATCAACGTGCGCGACACGGAGATCAACGTTGCCGCCGCCGTTCTGTCGGCTAACGGCCAGAAGCCGCTCCGCGGTGCTGGTGCATGGCAGACCTACGGTGGTACGATTCCTCTGATCGGTCACGGCTTCCAGATGGATGCTTCGGACTTCATGGCACTCAAGGCTTTTGAGCCTATCGCCGATGACCCGAACTTCCACGCTCGCTACGACTATCTGGAGCGCTTCGCGGCCGCTGTCGGCGGTATGCACTCGCGTATCAACATGATGGTGTTCGAGGGTCTCTCCACGGGCTTCATCACGGCCGACGCTCAGAACAACGGCGAAGGCATCCAGATCGCAGTGGACCTCAACTACCCGTCGGACCGCTTCAAGGTTCCGAGCTACGGTATCTGGGGTAGCGGCACCGACGACCCGATTCAGGACCTTCTCGACATTCAGGACTGGATGGACGACAATTCGTTGCCGTACACTAACTGGCTGATTTCGAAGAAGCTGATCCGCGAGATGTCCGTGAACAAGAATGTTCGCGTGAAGATCGCCATGAAGATGTACCCTAACACCCCGAATCCCGGCCAGATTCCTCTGACCCGCAAGGAGGTGATGGAAGGTCTCGTGAACTACTACGGCATCGTTCCGATCATCGAGATCGACGAGAAGTCGAACGTAGAGCGCGACGGCAAGGGCAACGTCGTCAAGAGCTTCGCTGAGGACGTGGCCGTACTTTGCGTGCCCGACCGCTTCTTCGAGCTCCAGAACTGCGAGAACATCTACGAGATGGACAACAACCCGAACGTACTTCACTCTTCGGTGGAGGATGGTCGCATCTCCGTCATCGTGGAGTACTTCTCGAACCCCGTCAAGGACGTTACCTCGATGGAGGCTTACGTTCTTCCGGTACCCCGGAACCCGAACAACATCTGCATCCTCAAGACCAGCACGGATCAGCCGTGGGGTGGTGGCAAGACGACGAAGACGACGAAGGCCGTCAAGGCCGCGGCAAAACCCGTCGTTACGACCATCGCCGTCGGCGATGGCGAGTATGATCGCGCCGCCGTCATCTCCGCTATGGAGACCATCGGCGTGAAGATCAACGCCAACACCGGGGTCGCCAAGACTCAGGAGGCTGTCAATCTGCTCGGCGAGGAGAAGATCAAGGCGCTGGAGGGTGTGCTGAACGGCAACGCTCCGGCAAACAAGGAAGAGGAAAACCAGTAATATCAGAATACTATGGGCGCTGTACCAAGCATAACTATTGAGGAGTATCTTCGGGGGTTGATAGTTAACTACCCGCTACCCGATGCTGTCATCAACGGTATCTTGGCGCGGCGCGACATAGAGTCTGGTGCTCCGGCCTTTCAGCGCAACGCCGAAGGAGCAGAGCCGTTGACTTGGATTCGCAAACGCGATCTGGCTACGGCAGATGTCTACTTCGCGGCTGGAACTCTCGTGAATGGTGGCGGTAGCTCAAAGCAGATGGGCAACCGCCGCTACACGGAGGGCCAGATTCAGGTTGCGGAAGGAGACCGGGAATACTGGCGTTCTTTGGCAAATATTATCTACAAAAAGTACGGCGAAGCTACGCCCGAAGAGGCTGAGATTTACGACGCTTCCGGGTTGTGGGCCGGATCAACGGTGAACGGCAATGGATGGTGCTTTTAACTTCTATCCGCACACCTGCGTTATTCGGCGCGGTACTGGTAAGACTGATCCCGAAACTTTCGAGGAGGTTTTCAGCGTGGTATACGAGGGTGAGTGCGGCCTGCAACGGGGCAACTCCGGTGGCAACACCAGCATCCGTGAAGGTCACTACCTATCCTCTCCGCTTATCATCATTCCCGATTCGTTAGTAGACGTTCGGACGAACGATGAAGTGGTAGTCACGGTGGAGAACTCTCGGATTATCCGTTTTTTGGCTTTGGAGGCCGAAGCGGTGGCCGATCCCGATGTAGGTGGTGTTACGGTATGGCTCAATAAGGGAGACGATCAAAATGGCTAAAAAGGACAATTTCAAGAAGGTGTTCGCAAAGTACGCGGAAGAGTATCTCGATGCTCGTGTGCAGAACGTCTTTCAGAAAGTTGCCTTGAGCATTTTCGACAAACTTATGAGGGAAGACGTGCTATTCCAGAATCAGACCGGGACCCTGACGGCAAGTACGGGAATTGGAATATTCAAGAACGGCCGAATGGTGCAGTGGGTTGATAACCCGAACTACCCGGCTTCCCAGCGAACCGTGATCTACAAGGGTCAGAAAACGGTAGTCAATGGGCAAAAGCTCTTGAACACTACTCTTGCCGCAACCGACGCTCGGACGGCGGGTAAGTATGTGATGGTGTTGGTAAGCTCCGCGCCCTACGCTTACTCCGTTGAAGCCGGACTTGGTACTCAACGCGCCGACGGCATGCCGAAGCGCGGAATAGGATGGTGGAGTGAAGACATCGTACCATATCTCACTCAGCAATTTTTGTTGAATGCGAAATTAATGTCGTGATGAAATTATCGGAGTTGACAGCCGCGGAGACGATCAGGGACGCTATTAATAACAGTGGCTTGGTCTCCATCCCTGCATTTACGGCGCAGGATGTTCCTACGTCCGACTGGCCCGACGCTTACATCACGGTAACGCTCAACGGAACCGTAACCCGGATGACTACGAGCTCCGATCTCTTCGAAGCAAACGTCATCGTCGGGGTCTACATCCGGCTGTTGTCTACGGGGGCCGCTAATGCCGCAAGGCAGGCCGCCATCATGTCGCAGTTGGACGAGGCTCTTAAAATTCCGGGAACCGTCCTGAATCAAAACGTACTGTACGAAGGTAAGACACTTGTTGCCAATTACTCAACCAAACTCGTAAATCTTCTCGTCCGGATGGCGGGATAAATCGAAAAACAAACACAAAATAATTCACAACTATGGCTAAATTAGCAGAACAGTTCCAGTATGTATCTGGAATTACATGGTTCGACATCTACCAGCGTCCGACGACCGGGACTCCGAAAACGCTCTCGAATATTACCGCGGAGGAGTGGACTGAGGTAGGTGGCTTCCGTGAGGGCACGTTCTCGTTCACTGGCGACGAGATGGAGATTACCTCTCACAAGTACGAGAACGGTCAGGAGATCATCTCCACGACCACCGACGGCACCTACGGCTTCGAGGGCGACCTCGCAAACGTGGCCGAAGAGATTTGCACCAACCTCCTCCAGATGGACGTGCTTTCGCTGACCGCTGGCACTGGTGCCTTCGTTGAGGGCCGTAAGGTTCTGGGTGCTGGCAAGAAGCTGGCCGTCATCGAGAACTGCATGGTCCGCCTCCGCTTCGAGGAAGGATTCTGGGATTCGCTGGTCTACCCGAACTGCAAGATTTCCTCGCGTTTCCAAGGCGAAGGTGCTTCGACGGAGCTCTTCAACATCCACGTCAACGCTTCGGCGACGAAGAGTCAGGACACCGACACGCTCGACTACATCTATCTCTTCATTGGGAAGAACGGATCGTCGGTCGCAGGTCGTGCCGCCAAAGCTCCGGCCGCAAAGACGGAGTAACGAACAAAGTATCACCGAAAGGGGGCGGGTGTTTCGACGCTCGCCCCTTTTTTAAAGGAAGCTAATCAGAATGAAAATATTCCAAAATGCCAACGAACGGGCAGAGGCTCGGGCCGCAATGTTGCAGGGACAACTCGACGACAACGCGCCCTTCGAGTTCTACGTTAACGGCAAGAAATACAAAACCCGTAGATTGACGAACTATGTGGCTGAAAAATTGTCAAAACTTGTCTCAAAGTGCGAGTACACCGCCGTTACACGCGAGGACACGCCCGGAGAGACTTTGAAGGCTATCGCAATGAATCGCAAGATGGTTCCTCAGTGTCTCAGCCTTCTGATCCTCGCCCATCCAGTGAAGGTATGGCTGTTCCATTGGATTTACTGGCGCTACCTGCATTTCTTCGGTAATCAGGCGGAGTATGCCGGGATTCTGGAGAATGCCCTGAACAGCGAGGAGGTCGGCTTTTTTTTTCGCAATATGGCATCCCTGCAAGCCAACAACATGCTGACAGTAGAGATGACAAAAGCAAGTACGAAGAGTATAGCTCAAAAACACGCATCGGAGTCCGAACGGACCTGATCGTGACGCTATACGGCAACATGAACCTATTCACTTGGTATCGCTACTGGTTCGTGGATAGCATGGTGAAACAGACAATCATGCTGGCCGACAAGTCCGGACTCCGGAAGAAACCGAAGGGCGGGAAGGTGACGCCCGGCAACGGAAAGCCGAGCAAGTACACCGACAAGGACCTGATAGAGATGAACCGGAAGGCTGGAGAGCGATACATGCAGAAGCTCTTCCAGCAGGGCAAGATAACCGAAGAGCAGATGGCCGATTATATCCGTCGAAAAACGCAAAAAAAGTAACACATGGCTGACGATAAACTTATAATCCCAGTAGGCTTCAACTTCAACATCGAGGACATCGACAAGGAGTGGCAGGCCAAGAAAGCAGAGATAGAAAAGGCTCTCAAGGCCGAAATAAGCCTCACTTTCAAGATGCCGAGTACCAAGAGTCTCGACAACTTGGAGAGTGTCGTAAATCGTCTGAAAGACCTTAAAATCGAGCCGATCACGCCGGAGACCAAGGATGCAATCTCTTCGCTGACTCGTGAACTCACGACACTCCAGAAGATACTCGAACGCATCCAAGCGCTCAATATCAAGTCAGCCAAGGACGTGGCGGCCACGGCGCTGGCCGAAGAGAAGATTACTACCCAGCGAGCCATTGCCGCCAAAAATCTCGCTCAACAGCGTAGCAACAATGCTCTTGCTGTAAATCGAGAAAATAAGGCCATTCTCCAGCAGAAAACGCTGGAGGATCAGGCGGCATTGGTAAAGCTCCGGGTCCAGAAGGCCGAAGAGTCGCTCACGAATGCTCGGAACCGAAGTCTTGGGGCTATTAAATCGCAAAACTCGGCGCTGTCCACTCAGAAGGGAATACTTAACGGCATGCCTCAGTTCCTCAACCAGTATCTCTCGATTCTGGGGGCATGGCGACTCGTAGATAACATCCGGAAGACGACGGCCGACTTCGAGCTCCAGCGCATCTCTTTGCAGGCTATGATTCAGGACAAGGAGAAGGCCGATAAACTCTTCGGCCAGACCCTTGAATTGGCTATCGAGTCTCCATTCACGGCGCAGGAGCTTCTCAGTTATACCAAACAGTTGTCGGCATACCGAATTGAAACCGACAAGCTCTTCGATACGACGAAGCGACTGGCCGACGTATCGGCTGGTCTTGGCGTGGATATGAGTCGATTAATCCTTGCCTATGGTCAGGTGCGGGCCGCTTCGGTGCTTCGTGGTCAAGAGGTTCGCCAGTTTACCGAGGCTGGTATTCCCCTGATACAGCTTCTTGCAGATAAGTTTACGTTGCTGAAAAATAGAGTGGTTGACACATCGGAAGTGTTTGATCTTATCTCCAAGCGTCAGGTTCCCTTCGAAATGGTTGCTGACATTTTCGAAGACATGACGAACAAGGGCGGCATATTCTACGACATGCAACAGAAGCAGGCGAATACTCTGTACGGTATCTATCAGAAACTTACTGACAATATTCAGCAAGCATTCTACCGCGTCGGTGATTCGCAAATGGGAGCGCTTAAAGCGGCCGGAAACTTGCTTGTTTCGATGTCTAAAAATCTGGAGACAATTCTATCCGTAGGCACCAACCTCGTTGGAATATGGGCCGCAGGTAAGGTGGCGGCCGCGGCTTATGGAAGCGCCGTCTACGGAGTAGAGGCGGCAACTGCTAAATCTATCCTGACTGATAAGAAGAAAGCCGCGGCGCAGTTGATTCAGGCCAGCAACTATCGTCTACTCACTACCGAAGAGCTTAGACTGATTGCTACTACCAATCGGCTTACCGCCGCAGAGATCGCCCAAATGGGGGTCAACAACCCGGCGGCAAAGGAGTTGGCCCTTCGGCTCCTCGCCCTCGGGAGACTCAACAAGGCTGAGGGTCTCCGACTCGTGCAACTTGGCATGCTGACAAAAGCTGAGGTGTTGTATGCCGCCGCTACCACCAAAACTCAACGAGTAGTTCTGCTGTTTTCGAGTACTATCGGGAAGTTAGTTGTTAACCTTAAAGCCCTATGGGCCTCGCTTATTAACAACCCTCTTACTATCGCTTTTGCGGGACTTGCCGCCGTAATATCTGCGTTTCGCGCCCTCAATAAGCATACTGATATGTATAAGGATGCAAACGAGAAGATGACTCAATCGGCCAAGGAATCTCTGTCTGCATTCAAAGAGGAGTATTCTACCATCCAGCGAATTTATAAGGATCAACTATCCGGCTTGGATCAAAACTCGGACAAACATAGGGAGATCAACGAGCGCCTCACGGAGATGTTATCCCGTAATGAAGAGATTGCTAAACTGATAAAACAGCGAGTCGTAGGAATATCTGATGAAGCTGATCGCATGCGCGAACTGGTTCGGTTAGCTGATCTGTACCAAGAAACTCTCAGCATCACCGCATCAAACCCAACGCTGTTTAGTGGGGCCCTACAAGCCTCCGGTCCCGGATGGATGCAGAACATCGACAAGTTGGCCTCCAAATATAAGTCCAACATGAGCTCCATTAGTTCAGAGCTTGGAAGGTTGCTTGCTGATGGGGTTCACAACGAAAATGTACTCCTAAACAATTTACGAAAAGATATGGATGCAATGGAGCGTTCCGGAGCATCCTACGCTGAACGTATTCAGGTACTACTCTCCTATTTTAAGGACCTTCAAAAATACCAATCGTCGGGTATCTTTGATTTCAAAACCCTTAATCAAAACATCGGAAACACTGTTAGGGTCTTTCAGAACGCATCCGATGCGGCTGATAGGTTCTGGTATCGTATTCAGTCCCAGTACAAGGAGTTTAGGGGGCAGGTTATCGACTGGAGCGACTTAAAAACCTTCGGCTTAAAGCCGGAGGATGCAAAAGATTTTCAGGAACTCCTTCGCAGTTTCGCTAAAAAAGGCGTCGAGGCTATGCGTGAAGAGTTCAAAGGCGCTGGCCCGGAGATGAACGAGATTCTGCTGAATGTGTTTGGTCTTACAGACATATCACGGGTTCTAAGCAAGGGAGAAGAAGAGTTGAAGGGCTGGCGGAAGCGATTTGCTGATGCCCTTGGATCAGCGATCAAACCCAACACTCAGTACGACGAAGGCGTCGATGGTCTTATCAAGCAGTACAAGACGGCAAAGGAGACGTATGACAATCTATCCAACGCTGTAAATGCGGGTCAAAAAGAGTTCACCGAGGACTTAACCGAATCCGAGAAGGTCTTGAAACTGCTCAGGGATATTGCCAAAGAGTATGGTATAGAACTCGATAAGAAGCAGGCAACTAAAACGATCAAGGATCGGACACAAGCCCTCGAAGGCGAAGTGAAGGTTCTCAAGGAGGCATACAACCGCTACCAGTCGCTCAAGAAGGTCCGGGGCGATGCTCTGGCCGCCAGCGATGTAGAAAAGCTGTACGGCGATCTTGCGAAGAACTTCAACTTCCTCACTCCGTCGCTCGCGCTGACTCCGGAGGAACTGGTGGCGCAACTCAAGAAGGCGGCCGATTACGCCCAGAAACAACTCAACGACAAGAATGCGGCGCTCAAGTTCAACATGGACGTTTCCGACACCTCCTACGACGCGCTCAAGGAGGGAATAGAGAAGGACCTCAAGCGTCTGGCGAACGACATCACGCTCCAGAACGAGGCCAAAAAGATGTACGAGTCTATTTTGGCGGCTACTGGGGATATGAACTTCGCGGCCCAGATCACCACTTCGACGACGGGTCTCGACACACTGGATGTGTTCAGCAAACTGCGCGAGCAACTCAAGAAGACGCTGACGGCATACCAGACCAAAAGCGGTGGCCTAATCGACTGGGACACCCTCTTCGCTACTGACGAGGCGGGCAACAAGACCGTGCTCGACATCAAGAAGGTGCAGGCCGCGATCAAGGAGCTCCCGGAGACCGTCCAGACTTCGGCAAAGTCGGCTATGAATGCCTACTTCGGTTACGAGCAGGAGACGGTCAAGAAGATGGCCGAAAGCGTCCAGAAGTTCGGGGACTATGAGAAGCGGCGAAACATTATCGCCGCGAAAGCGGCTGAGGAGCGGGCGCGGATCGAGTCCAGCACGATACTCACACCGGACCAGAAGGCTCAGGGCGTTGAGGCCGTGAATAAATCCGAGCGCAGGCAGATCGCAGGAGTGAATCTCGACGAGATCAAGAACCTCGAAATGTTTGCTCAGGCATTTGGTGACTTGGATCGCGTCGGCACCAAGACGCTGGGGAACCTCACCTCTATGATGAAGAACTTCTATGAGGCATCCAAGAACGATTTAGACCCGACGCAACTCCGAGAGGTCGTGAGGATCATTCAGAACCTTGAGGAGCAGTCGTGGGAGCGCAGTCCCTTCGCGGCAATCAAGGAGGGAATAAATGACATTCTGACCGGAACCCGAGAGGTTCAGGCGGCCGAAGCGAATCTCGCGGCGGCTCGGGCGGCGCAGGCGGAGGTTGAGAAGCGAAACGCCTCCGAAATTGCGATTCTCCGGCTCCAGATGTCTCAGGCCGGAACCGACGAGGAGAGGGCTACGATATTCCAGCGGATCAACGATCTTGAGCGTCAGAATCGGGATGCTGTCAAAAACACCCAGCAGGCGGTTGAAGATTTGGCCGCGGCCGAGTACAAGGTCCAGACCGGGTTCACGAAGACGAAGGCCGCACTGAACAAAATGGACGCTTACCTCGGCAACCTGAGTAGCGACATAGGCAAGATCGGGGACGCTATGAATACGTTCAGCGATATTTTCGGCAGTGCGTTCGGAGAAGAGGCGTCCGCAATGATTCAGGACATCCAAAAAGGATTTCAGGCTGTTCAGGCGGGAATCGCGCTGGTGAATACCGTAATGAGCATCGCCGACGCGATAGCAAAGGGGCTGATGACCACTATGCTCCCGCTTCTTGCCGCATCAGTAGCCCTTGGAGCGGTGCTCGCTATATTCGGTGCGCGTCAGCGTCGAATCAAGGAGGAGCAGGAAGCGTCGGAACGTGCCGTCCGGAAGCTGGAGAACGCCTACAAGGATTTGGAGACAGCGATGGATCGCGCCTACTCTACGGCCGACATCAATAAGACGGCGAAACAGCAGACGCAGAATCTACTTGACCAGCAGGCCGAATTACGAAAACAGATCGACCTTGAGTACAAGAAGAAGGACAAGGACTTCGATCAGGGACGGGTAGACGATATGTGGCGACAGATTGAAGAGCTTAACCAGCAGATTGCCGAGAACCGCCGCGAGTTGGTGGAATCGTTCTACGGGACCGACTTTAAGACCTTCTCCTCCGATCTCGCTCAAGCGATCTACGACGGAGTGAAAGACGGTAGCCTCTCCGCCAAGGAAGCGTGGAACGAGACTGTGGACGAGATGGTGGACAAGATGATCCTCGAACTGGCTACAGCGAAGTTTATCATGCCGGGCGTCGAGAGAATATTAGACAGCTTCATGGAAGAAACTCGTCGTTTAAACGGTTTATCCGAAGACGAGTTGCCGACGCTGGAGCAGTTCCCGTTCGAAGACTTACGAGAAGCGCTAAAGGCTTATCTTGGTGAATTTTGGGGCGATTTCGAGCAGTATCTACCGAGCGGCGGAGAATCCAATCTGACTGGTATCTCAAAGGCCGTTGGTTCGCTCACCGAAGACACGGCACTGGTACTGGCCGCGGCCGCGAACTCCATGATCTACTATCAGGTGGCCCAGTACGATCAGGTCGTGTCGATCAACGCGATCCTGACCGGATGGAACGAACTTATCATGGGAACCGAAGAGACGGCCGGGCTGATCCCGACGCTGATGGCTTCCCAGACCGAATCAATGGAGCTCCTTCGTGGAATTAAGAGCGACACGGGCCGTATCGCCACGGCGACGGAACAGATGGCCGACGACATCGGATCGGTAGTCGCACCGCTCGGATCGAAGGTGGGAGCCAAGGCAATTAACGTAAATAGCTGATAATTATGAAGTTAGAACTTAAAAGGCGTTTTTTGGGAGAGAGCTATACGATTGGCTCTCTCTCAATCGACGGTAAGAAATTCTGCGACACCTTGGAGGACAAGGTGCGTGACCTGAACAAGAATGGAGTCTTCGATGGCGACGAGAAGAAGGTGTACGCGGAGACCGCGATTCCCTATGGCACCTACAACGTCGTGGTAGACTACTCTCCGAAGTTCAAGCGAGAGCTTCCTCGCTTGCAGAACGTGAAGCACTTCGAAGGCATCCTGATCCACCGAGGGAACACGGCCGAAGACTCGGCTGGGTGTATCTTGGTCGGCGAAAACAAAGTTAAGGGCAAGGTCATCAACTCCACGCCCTATGAGAAGGAACTGGTCCGGATTCTTAAAGAGGCTCAGGACCGGAAGGAACCCATCACCATTAAAATCGTATAGCCATGTTCATGCGAATAATTTTAACAATCTGGCAGTTGCCGCAGGAGATCATCGGGGCGCTCTGGTGTCTCTTCTTCACGAACCACCGCGCCATCCTTCGACAGAACGGCGCCGTGTTCTTCGCCTCACCCAAAGTCAAAGGAGCGTTCACGATGGGTTCCTTCGTTTTCCTGAACCCGAAATACATCACCAACGAGCCAACCTACGACCACGAGTTCGGCCATGTATTGCAATCTCGGGCGTGGGGTTGGTTGTGGTTGCTCGTATTCGCCATTCCGAGCGGATTACACTGCTTGTTGCACAATCGCGGGTCCTACTACCACTTCTACACCGAACGTGACGCAAATCGCCGCGGAGGGGTCCCTAACTATACTGGCGGCGGCCGACATGACGAGCCGGGCTTGATTGCTACGACGCTGGCCGATCTGATAGCATGGAAGGCGAAGTATTTCGGGGTCCTGCTACTCTTCCTACTCGCGTCGTGTTGCCGCATGCCTTCGGCGTCTCTTCCCGAGCCCAGCGAAGACCGGGCCGACAGTACTCACACCGAGTATAAGGAGACGATCCGGTATGTTCGGGTCGAAGTCCCAGTTCCCGGCGAAGTACGAGAGATCATCACGCCCGACACTGCGTCGCATCTTCGAACATCCGTAGCCGATAGCTGGGCCGGAATCCGGAGCGGCATGCTTTGGCACAAGCTCCAGAATCGGCAGGATTCACTTCCCAAGGCCGACATCCCGGTGATAGACACCAGCGAGAAGGAGGCCCGCATCGTTACGATAACGAAGCGAGAGCCCTACGCTGTGCCTACGCCGCTTACCCAGTGGCAAAAATTCAGGATGGATGTCGGAGGATGGGCATTACTGCTGATTTTACTGTTCCTCGCAAAAAAAATCATCAAAATTTGGTAGGGGGGGGTATTTTTATTAAATTTGTAGCGATAAGGTAAGTTGTTATGGCACGGATACATAGATCGTTCTACTTCCAGCGAGTGTGGGGTTGGCCCGTCAAGAAGGTCGAGCCTACTCCTCCTGAGCCGGAGGAGATAACTCTAAGTCCGAGTGCCCTGCATTTTACCGCAGAAGGTCAAATCAAAAACAGTCTGAACAATGGCAAGAGTAACAGTAACCGCCAACGACTCGTGGACCGTCTCGATCCCCACTGAGGCAACGTGGGTTCACTCCGACAAAATGTCGGGTGATGGCAACGACGAAATCGACATCACTGTCGATGTCAACGCTCGTGCCGACGCGCGAAACGCAACGGTAACGGTTACCACCAAGGGTGGTGCGTCGAAGACCATTACCATTACGCAGGATGCCGCTGACTCGTCGCTGACGCTGAGCCCCACTTCGCTCGCATTCAACGCCGACGGAAGCGTCAAAGCCGCGTAGGTATGGCAACGATCCAGCTTACAAGTCGTGTAGCGTGGAGTGTAAATTCCAAGCCGGATTGGGTTACTGTCACCCCCAGTAGTGGGGGTGGCGGTACTCAGTCCGTTGGAATTTCCGTGTCTGAAAACCTCACCAAGCAAGAAAGGACGGGAGAGGTACGCTTCTACAACGAGGACGGTTTCTACGAATCGCTCACGGTGACGCAGGATCGTTACAACGGCATTGTTCTCGTTTACAACGGAAAAATCCCCATTTACGACGGGGCAAAAATAGTATTCAATGGAGATTAATTGGGAGGGGATCGCTGTCTTCCTTACAGCGCTGGCTGGGTTCTCGGGGATTATCCTTCCTATCGTGAACTCCAAAGTGAAACGCGCCGAGAAGCGCTATGACATCGAACTGGAACGCCTTCGAAGGGAAACCGACGAGAGGCAGGGTTACATGAAGGCTCGCCTGAGCACCGTGTACTCCAGCATCTACGGTTATCTATGGAAGAGCATGTTTCGAATGAGCGCACAGCGGGTCGGGATTTTACAGCCTCACCCGCTGAGTCATAAGCAATACTTCTCGTGCTCGTTCGAGATTGTAGAGCCTGACAGCGGCATACAATCATGCAAGAGTGAGTTTCAGTTCAAGCACATGGCCGAGTGGAGCAACTTCGTTTCCCGGCTCGGCGCCGAGGACTGGATGATATACACAGACATCGAGAATATCAAGGACAAGAAGGTCTACGCGGAAGCACACCGCCGGGGAGTTCGGAGTCTCTTCTTCCGTCGCCTCGCCGATGCCGACGGAGACTGGATTGGAACGCTGTATGCGGAGTTCTTCGATCCCGTGACCGATCCTGCTATTCTCGCCAACATCAAGGGAGAAATGGAGCGCAAGGCTATGCTGATCCAAGACGTCCTCCCGGAGTACAAACCGCTCATGCCCGCAGAGCAAACAAACGTTTAAACAATATGGCCGCAAGAGAAGAAAACATTCTGAACGTTCCCCTCTCCGAGACTCTCGAAGGGATGCACGTCCTTTGCGACACCGGAAGTACGGGTGAGCCGTATCGTGTCGCCGCCAGCCTCTTTATCGCAGAGGCAACGCAGGCCGCGAAAGACGCGGTTGCAAATCTCGATCCCAAGGATGTAATCCTCAAGGGGTTCACCGCACTCACCGCCGGGAAACCCGCGATCACCGCCAACTCTACGTTGCTGGCGGCTATTCAGTCGTTGTATGCGATGGCGGGCTCCGGTAAGGTCAAGATCATCAGCGACGGCGCCGACCAGACCGGAATGGTCTGCTGGAACGGGACATCGGCCAGCGGATTCGTCATCAACGTGAACGAAGCGGCCATCTACACCCGTTCGCAGTGGACGCAGTCCAACCCGGATTCCGTGACGGATGCGAACTGGATCGCCGCGGTTAAGACTGGAGGAGTCAAGAACCCGTTCAACGCCCTGAATACTCTCTTGACTGGATGGGTAAACCGAAGCACTCAAAAGCCAACCATCACCAGTGCCAACACCATCTTCGACGCATTGAAGGCATTGTATTGGGCGTCGGGTAATGGTAATGTGCTGAATATCAGTAATGGTGAAAACAGATTTGGATTTGTAGGATGGAATGCGAATACTGCCTACGGATTCATGGTGGATACCGCTAACTTCACCATTTATATCCGGCAGTGGGCTCAGGCTCAGGCTACGTCTAATGCTAACACGACAGCTTTGTGGCGGGAGGCTATCCAAGGCGGAGTGGCGTTTAGTCTCAAACAGCCGCTCAATATCTACATTCACCCCGGTACCAGCAGCGTCCCTTTGGCTGATCTGGCGACGGTAAAAGAGGCCGATGTATTTATATATACCGTTGGAGACAACCGTGCTCTGTTTTTAAAATCGGAGTTATATGATAATGAGGTTGTATTCAACAGCGTAACTGCGCTCGCTTCCGAGTGGTCAGACCGGAACAACCCTCCCGAGGTGCATTTTATGTCGATTAAAATTAATCTCACAACGGGCGATCTAACTCCAGATGTCGTGCCCGTGTTCCTGCCGAGCTGGTTGAAGATAGAGGGAACCCCTATCCAAGTCAGCGACTTCAAGACGATAGTCGACTTGGATAAATTCAAGGGCATGCGCGACGGCGAATTGGTCGGATTCTTCTCTTCGAGCGGCGGCGGAGCCAGCGGCCCGGGTGTCAATCCCGTCCTTGGTTACATCCAGAGGGCGAGCGCATCACAGGCCAATATTTTGGCCTATAACATGGGCGCTACGAAGGCATGGATCGGCTACGCAACTTCGGCCGCAACGAAGTGGACCGAGCTTGGTGGCGGCGGAAACGTCATCCACGGCGAGGACATCACCGAAGGTCTGGAGTACCTCATTCCCGAGAACGTAGGAGACGTTGTAGCATTCCGCTCCACGATGGACTCCGCTCAGGTTCCGGCCGAGCAGGAAGGTTTCGGTTTCCTCGCCAAAGTCAACGGCTCGGAGAGCATGGCTATGATGATGCAGAACGATCCGGCGGGCGGCGGAAAAATGAAGTTTTTCATGGGCCGCGTACAGAACGACGGAAGTGGCACTGAGTGGCAGGAGCTAACGACGGGTAGCTCAAGCGGAACAGAGCAACTATTCGTAGGCGACATAGCTTTGGCTAATGCCGCACCGGAAACATTCAACCTTGGCGGCGAAGTACAAGACGGCGATCTGCTGATGATTGTCTACGATTTTATATCCAGCGATCACACTATGGTAGGCCCCAAACAAGGCCGAAGTATCATTTGGACCTCCACGTCTGGCACATACGATGTTACGGTAGAGGCATTCGATTACTCGTCGGCCTCCGGAGGTGTATCGCGTATATCTGGTTTTAACTTAATGTTGTCGGCGTCGGGAACGATACTTTCGATGGAGGCTACGGGAGACGTAGACACTATTATAGAAGCATTCCACGTCGTAGGCATATATAGGCTATCCAAGGCGCTGTAAATGAAAGCCCCTCTAAATGAGGGGCTTTTGCTATCAAGGTAGCTTATATACCGCATGTAGCTCGACGTATGCTGTTCCGGAACTGCCTGACATCTCAAACTCGAATTCATATCCGTCGGCGTTAGCTCGGACATTGTTTATATTCAAGCTCTCGTCTTGGGTTCCAGACGAGCCGGGGCTGTATTCTTGGATGTGTATAAGTAATGTGCTTTGCCCTACTTGGGGAACATCAACCCATAGTAGATATTGTCCCTGCTGAACCACCTCCGTAGCGCCCGGTCCTATATAAAAGGCAAGCATGAGTTTGTCTCCCGGTTTCACCTTGTATAAGGTAAATGGCTCGTTAATTACGGGGAAGGGAACTGAACACTCAACACGGGTCAATGTATCACCCGAGCTACCCGTGATTTGTTGCAGGGCATTTTATTCCGAAGCGGGGATTCTCGTTTCAGCTATAATATCGTGATCGGAATACCGATAACGAATGATAGTAAAAAGGGACCCAAACGAGTCCCTTTCGCTATCGCATCATGTGGTTGTAGAGCCAGTATTGTCCATCCCATAGAAACAGTGCGGCGTCTCCCAAACCTTCTCCAACGCTTGTTTCTAATGAAGCAGAACCTCTTAATATCCGTGCCCCATTTCCATTCACCTTAACATTGGCCGAATTATTGCGGCGCACGATAACAAAATTGCCCTCGGCTCCTCCCGGCACGACCGCTGGTAATGTTATCGTTATTTCCGATGTATTATAACACGACACATACATCACGCTATGATCTATGGTCGTAGAGGCGCTAATCCTTAGTGTTTTGTAGGCCAAACCTGAAACGTACCCATTCTCGATGCGTATTGCTTCGTTTTGTTGACCTCCTCTTACATCTATAAGAAGCCCGATGTTATATCCAAACATATTGTCATCCCTCCAACTCTCAAATCGAGCCATGCAGGTTGCACCCGTCGTTGCGGAAAACACGTTGGTTCCCATGAAAACGTTTACATCTACGATAGGGTTGGATGATTTTTCCGAGAACTTGATAAACGAATCATACAACGACATCCCGTTGGTGGGATTAGGGTCATTTGGATCGGATATACTTCCTATACGCCCACTCCCTATTTGGAATCCGCCTATCGAGCCGCTTTCGGCTACTATTTCTCCTTTAATTTCAGCCTCACTGGATATTAACTTGCCTCCCTCCAGAATCTTCGTCGGCGCATCGTACCGCTCCGAGAACGGCTTTCCAGCCCAGAACCGAATCTGACCCTCGCTGGCCGCCACACCAGAGGGCACGGCGGCATCCTCGGCCGTCATGCCGACCAGCACGCTCTCTACCTTGGTCTCCGATCCCACTCCGATGTAGCCCTGAGCGATGAAGCTACCTTGGAAGTATGCCTCCTCAGCCGCGGCCCGGATCACGTCTCCAACGAAGGATAACTCGTTCTTGCCGTCGGCGAGAGACTCGTACTTGAGGTACTTGGTGCGATCCCGGTTGCCGACATAGAGGTTGCCGAATACCTCGGCCCACGTCTTGCCTTCGATCCGGCCGAGGTTGATGCTGTCCTTGGCTGTAAGGTTGTAGCCAGTGATGTCATCGAGCCATGTCATCAGAGCACCGCCTTCTCGGGAAACATCTATGACTATGGCCGACTGCCGCGATGTATCGGTCGGATTTCCGAGTTGAACCACATTGTCTCCGGCATGCGGCTCGTCGCTATTGGTGGCCGCGTCGGTCTTAGAAAGGTCGATATAGTTGATACCTATGCCGACAACCTTGCGCCAGTAGAAGACGTTCTCCAGCGTCGATTCGTCGATGTCACCGATCATCTGGGAATAGGCTTGGTCGCCGACAGCGAACTCATTCGTCTGCTTTCCATCGGTTTGCTCCAGATAGCATCGCCATGCCTCTCCGATGTCCTCAATCTCCGAAATAGTTCCGGAGGCGCTGGTCAACACCTGCTTGCCGCCTATCGCTGTTATCTGATTGATAACGATTTCGTTCACGTTCATCTTGCGGCGAACGAAGAGGTGATCCACCTCGAATACGGAACTCCCATCCGGATTCTTGTACATACCCCACCCAGAACCACCGAAGCCTCCCTGCCGGAAGTTGTCGCTCATGGTCGTGTCGGCGAACGTCACCTCGGCCGTGAAGTGGGTCGGAGAGTACGAGCGGGCCGCGATTCCATCCTTGCGCAGAAACAGCGTTTCGAACGTTTTGGCGGCTTCGGCGACGAGTTGGGAGGATGACATGATGTTGGAGCTAAGACGCCGAATTTCGCCTTGTATGGCCGACGTAGAGGTCTTGCTTGCTACCATCTCCTCCGATACCGTGATCGTCCACTCGGGAAGGAGTTTGCCTTCTTTGTAGGCGATGGTCAGGTTGTTGATATACAGCACCAGATCGGTCTCGCCGATAAGTTGGTTGTTGTGCAACCGTATCTTAGTTCCCGGCCGGAGCTTCTCGCGCTCCTCGAAGCTCTCGCAGAAGATCGCGCTCGGCTTGGCGGAAAAGGTAGGGTTCTCGTCATCGACACGATCCAACTCAACTTCAAGGTAGTCCTGCAACTTGTCTTCGGCCCACAACACATACTGATGGGGCATTTCGATGTTGATAAGGAAGAAGTGGTCTCCCGGCTTCGCGTTCTGCTTCGTATTAGGAAGCATGAGACCGGAGGCGCGAAGTTCGGCGTCCGACTTGATAAGCGATAGCCTATACTTGGATTTAACCGTGATCGTGTTTCCTTCCTCGTCCACCGTTTCGATCTGCTTGGAGTCGTCCTCCCAGATACACCAGTAGTCGCCAGTTTCAGGGTCTTTGGCCTCTGGGTTGCCGAGCGTCGGGTCTTTGGCGATAACAAATTCGTAGTCCTCTCCGGCCAGCAGGCCATCGGAGAACATGACCGTAGCCTCGCGCTGACCGATCTTCGGCCACCACACGTCTACGATAGAGCCAGTCTCGCCCCAAATATCCTTAATCCAGATGTCGAATACTTGACGGTATGGGCCAATTCCCTCAGCCGGAGCTACACTGAACCTCCCGGTGGTAACAGCCATGTAATAGTGCCGATTGCTTCCGGGATTCTTGGTGCATTTAAACGATACGGCAGTTCGAACGTGGTATTTACCCATAGGCAACTGTACTTCGAACTTGCTTTTGCCTTCATTCTGCACTTCTCCTCTTGCGTCAGTATACTCCATGTCAGTTAGCGCATTCAGCGCTTTTGTGAATACAACCTGACCGGATTCAGAGAGGACGTACACATTGAGTTCGGCATAGTCCAAGTGATCGCTGTCGAACCATTTGGTATATCGTTCGACACCTCGGGGTATAGTGCTCGTCTCTTTTCCGTATATGCTGAATGTAAGGGTAGGAAGCGTTGCCTTAACTTCCATCTCTTCACTGGTTACGGACTGGGTGAATAGCTTGTCATACACTACTGGGCCCCGCCGCGTGTCCATTCCCGGAAAATCAACTTTTATTTCCGTAGATTTATAGGCAAATTCGCCTTCTTCTTCGGCTTCCGCGTAGTTATCATTCGTCACCTCCTCGACCGCAATCACCTCGTCGGCCCGGCCAAGTGTGCCAAGCCATACATTCTGGATCGAAGGGTAAATCTCCTCGTTGTCTTCGAGCACCCCGACCCGAACGCCCCACTTCTCCTGCATCGGAGAGTCGGCATAGTCGGACGGGTACATCTGCCGCCCGGCCTTCATATCGGAGTAACCGAGCATGTAGTACGGGTTGTTGCCTTCGGCCGGGTCCTTTCCGGCTGTCGCATCATTCCAACCCCGAACGTAGTCGCGGTACGACTTAGGCATGAGGTTGGAGTAGTAGGAGAGCTCAGTGATCGAGTTTGCGTCGGGGTCTCCGACGAAGGCCCCGGCCGCACCCTTGAAGTAGCGGTAGGGGAGGTTGCGAGTCGATCCGCGGCCGATCAGCCGGGTGTATATGTCCGTCTGGTCGTTCACGCGCTGGATCGAAACCAGCCCGGTTCCGTCCGCGTTCGCTTCGTCCATCGGTACGTCGCCGTAGTCGAAGATGTGCTCGATCTCGGGTGCCGGGAAACCAATCTTGATGCTGATTTGGCCGTTGTCCTCTTCGATACTCCATCGGACGCTGTATAGCTCGTATAGCTGGGTTAATACGTCCCAGATCGTTGTCTTGTCAACGCTCACGGTAGCCCGGAATGGATTTATCTCCATATTCGGGTTTAAAACGACCTTCCATCGCGCTCCGTAGTAGTAGGTAAGGTTATCACTCAGCCTACCTACAAACTCCGTCAAATCGGCTAAAAATGCGAATTTCATGCCGATGGTCTGGAGCGTACCGTCGGTGAGCTTTATTATGTTCGAGAATGGGTAGAACTTGAGGTTCTCCCGCTCCGAAACGAAGGTGAGCGTGTACTTGTACCGAAGCGACTTGAGGTCCTTGATACCCGGCGGCGCATAGCTCTTGAGGTGGTATGTCTCGCCGTTGTACACCACGGTCCAGTTCAAGTTGAATCCCGGCTCTTCCTCGGGACCGAAGTAGACGTCCATCGTGATAACCGACTCCCCCATGTCAACCTCGTTGACCGTGAAGTTCGTGATCTCGATTTCGTTCGCCAAAAGATTAAAGGTGATGGCCTTGTTGTTGTAGAGCATCACCTTATTGTCGTAGACGAGTAGAGCGGGAACCAGCGACTTGATTATCATGTTATATGGTAGTTAAAATCACACTTGTTAGGTTCGGCCACATAGAGCGTCAACTCGAAGATAAACGCACCTTCCATGACCTGCACGATGGTCTCGGAGCCCGGCATTTTGGTCGGGTAGCCTACGATCTTCACGCCTTTGTAAAGGTTATATATTGTGACCGGGAGAGCCTTCTTTACGTCGCCGTTCGTAGTGGGTTCGAAGAAGGAGTCCCATAGGGATCGGATCGCCGCGTTCATCGTTTCGAGCTCACCGAAGTAGAGTAGCTTCACGGTGTACTCGAAAGCCTTGTCTACGGTGTAGGGATATATCTTAACACCGTCGCGCTCCGGATAGTCCTCCTCTTCGTAGGAACGCTTCTCCGGCGCGAGAATATCAGGGGATTCCATCAGGTGAAATCCCATCGTCTGCATATCTCGAACCTCTCCGTCGGCTACTTGGTAGCGGAGGCGGCATTCCCTTGTGGCTTCCATTTCTTGCGCTTGATTCGTATGTTGCCTTTGAATACCGGGACGCGGTGTCCCCACTGGTAAACGGTTACAGACCTTACGGACTTGTTGTTGATTCGAACCGGAGAGTCGTCGAAGATGTCGAGGATCAGGATTGCGTTCGGCTCAACCTCGAATTTAAGGTTGCTACCGTATGCAACATAGGCATGCACCACGGCCCACTCCTTAACTCTCACCGTCCCTTCGCAAAGCCAAAA